CCCAAATATGTTGTTTCTAAATTTGATTTAGCTTTTACAGTATTAATGTAAATATCTTCAATGCCTGATTGTGATAATATACTTGCTTCAAATAATTTTATAGTGTATTATGTTTTATATGAAATATTGTTTATATAAGGTTTATTTAAAATGTCTAAAAAACCCAAAGTATGGAAAGACCGCTACATCATAGATGCTTATGAAATGGCAAAGCTCGGCTACAACGGCACCCGTATCTCCCAAGTTTTAGGTATTTCATATTCTACCTTTGTATCATGGAAACAAAACAAACGTTTATTTTACGTAGCCCTTGCTATGGGGCATAAATATTCAAAAGAAAATAAAAATACTGACTTCAGTGAATATATTTATAATAGGTTGCCTGATAAGTTAAAAAAGGCATGGCAAAAAATTAACAAATTGTCTAAATGCCAAAATGCGTCAACTATCATACGTACCTTTTTGCAAGAAAAAGGTACAACTACCACACAGTATTTGTTTTTATATGCTCTGACACGTTCTGCATTTAATGTTAGTACAGCTATGAAGAAATTATGTATTAGTAAATCTACCTTTGACCAGTGGCAAAACGACCCTGTTTTTAAACAATTGATTAATGAAGTGCAATGGCACAAAAAAAACTTTTTTGAAGACCACCTCACACGTCTTGTAAAAGAAGGGGATTCAGCAGCTACGATATTTGCCAATAAAACGTTAAATAAAGACCGTGGCTACCAAGACTCTAAAACAGTAGATGTAAACGTTTCAGGTTCAATTAATCATAACTACATAACAATAAACGAATTAGATTTATCATTTGAAACTAAAAAAGAGATACTAAAATCAATGCTGAGAAGTTTAAACAGCGAAACAGTAACCCAGTTCGCAAAGTAAATGAAGTAGATTCATTTTTAAATGCGTATATTGATGAATATGCTTTAATACGGGATTTGTGTAAAAGTAATTTTTATACATTTCTTCAAGAATTTTGGCAAACCATCATACCAGAAAAGCCTGTTTATAATTGGCATATAAAATACCTTTGTGATGAATTGCAGTTTGCGGTTAATCGTGTAATTCAGGGAAAGCCTAAACTGTATGATTTGATTATAAATGTGCCGCCAGGTTCGACGAAAGCATTAGATATAAATACTCCTGTAATGACGACATGGGGATGGAAAAAACATGGAGATTTAGTTCCCGGTGATTTTGTATTTGGTGAAGATGGTAAACCTAAAAAAGTACTTGCTGTAACAGCGCATAAATATCAAGAATGTAGTAAAGTTACATTTAAAAAAATGTCTAAGCCTATTATAGCTGCTAATACGCATTTATGGAAAACTACTAAAAATGGCATAATACAAACAAATCAACTTAAAATAGGTGAAAGACCGGATTCTATAACAGTACATAAACCTATAGAATTTCCACCAGTTAATTTACTCATAGATCCTTATTTATTAGGAGCCTGGTTAGGAAACGGTACTGCTACTAATGGAATTATCAATGCGGCAGAAAAAGATTCTTATATTTTGAAAAAATATTCTAATAATATAAAAAGTTATACTGATAATTTTAATAGAATAACAATACCGGGACTAAGTACAAAATTAAGGGTTCTTAATTTAATAAATAATAAACACATACCACATAATTACTTATATTCATCAATTGAACAAAGAATGGAATTATTAAGGGGTCTGATGGATACTAACGGTATGTGCGGTAAAAATGGTGAATGTAGTTTTACTAATAAAAACAAACATGTAATTGCTGGATTTAAACAATTGTTAAATTCATTAGGTTTACCTTATAGAAAAAAAGTATTTTATGTAAATAGTGCATTTAACCGCAATAAAAAATGTGGGCCGTATTGTATGATATCTTTTGTACCATTACATGATATACATATATTTAAGTTAGAAAGAAAACAAAAACGTATTCGATTAGGACAAACACGTGCTAATAGACGATATTTAAAAAAAGTAGAGCCTTGTGGTAAAAAACAAGTTAATTGTATTTCTGTAGAAAATGGATTATATCTTGCCGGCAAAGATATGATTGTAACACATAATTCCACAATTTGCAGCATTATGCTACCATGCTGGACATGGATAAATATGCCCTCAGCCAGGATAATAGGAGGCTCACATGCGCATGAACTTGCTATGGATTTATCGCGTAAATCAAGGGATATTATCAGAAGTGATAAATTCAGTGCGGTTTTTCCTAAAATTAAGATTAGAAAAGACCAGGATACTAAATCACACTATATTAATACCTTTGGAGGCTCACGCTTCGCCGTCTCAGTCGGTGGCTCTGTCACCGGTATGCACGGACACCTCATAATAATAGACGACCCACTTGACCCTGAACAAGCGATGTCTGAAGTTGACCTTGCTACTGCTAACCGGTGGATGACCGAAACACTTCCCACACGTAAAGTAAATAAAGATGTTACTCTTACAATACTTATACAGCAGCGACTTCATCAAAATGATTGTTCTGCTGTTATGTTAAAAAATGCTGAAAAGATAAGAAGTAAAGATTCTTCAAAAATTTATGCAGGGGTTAAACATATATGTCTTCCTGCTGAGTTGACAGATGATATAAAGCCAAAAGAGTTAGCTAAATATTATGTTGATGGTAAATTAGACTCTATCAGGTTAAATGAACGTGTACTCACTGAAAATAGGATTATTTTGAATGAATACGGTTATGCGGGACAATTTTTACAATCTCCCGTGCCATTAGGCGGCGGTATGTTTAAAACCAACCGTATAGCTATAAGTTCAAATATTCCTGCAACATTTAAGCAAAAAGTTAGATTTTGGGATAAAGCTGCTACCATTTCAAAAAAAGCTGCTTATACTGTAGGCTTATTAATGGCAAAAGATGCCAATAATGAGATATGGATTTTAGATATTATAAGAGGTCGCTGGGATTCTTCAGACCGTGAACGTTTAATATATAAAACTGCTATTGCTGATGGAATTAACACAACAATAGGAATTGAACAAGAACCAGGCTCAGGTGGTAAAGACAGTGCTGATACTACCGTAAGAAATTTAAGCGGCTTTTCTGTAGAAGTAGATAAACCTTCAGGTACTAATTCTTCGAAAGAATTAAGGGCAGACCCTTTTTCTGTACAAGTAAATAATGGCAATTTAAAAGTAAAACAAGCTGTATGGAATCAAGATTTTATTGACGAATTGAAGTATTTTCCATATTCTACATATAAAGACCAAGTTGATGCCGCATCTGGGGCATTTAATATATTATTTAAACCGCAAAAACGAGTTGGAGTTTTATTTTAACATGAGAACCTTCAAAGTAATTAAGATTAGTATTCCGTATTTAGGAAAAACTATCATTGCTAGAATAGATAAACCTTTTAAAAATATTCTTTTACAAGAATTAGAAGATATTTTTATTGATATTGAAAGCAAAATGCAGTTAAATGATGTTATTCCTGAAAACTTAATAAAAATAACAACTACAAATATGGATGAAGATACATATTTGATGGTGCCTAAAAAAATAAAGGATAATCATGGATAATTTTGTTAGACATTTGCCTGAAGCAGTTTTGAATGAGTTTGTAAGCCGTTCTACATTAGCGACATCTCTGACTTCACAAGACAGAGATATCTACAAGGAATGTGGATATAAAGAAAGCATTAGTGTATCTGATTATTCTACAATGTATCATCGTGAAGGTATAGCGCGTAGAGTGGTAAGGGTATTTCCTGATGAATCTTGGGCAGTACACCCTATTATATTTGAAAATAAAGATGGTGATGATACAGCTTTTGAAACAGAATGGAAAAAACTATTAGTACAAAATAAGATTTTTCATTATTTGCACCGCGCCGATGTTTTAAGTGGCATAGGTCGATTCGGTGTTATACTGTTAGGAATTGACGATGGTAAGGATTTAAGATTACCAGTATCAGGAATTGATTATAATACAGCAGAAGCCACCAAAAAAAATTCTTATAAGTTATTGTATATAAAGACTTTTGATGAATCTGTCATTTCAATATCAGCAAGAGAAATGAATCCTAATTCGCCAAGGTACGGTTTTCCTACTTTATATAGAATTAAATTTGAATCTACTGATGAAAAAGAAGGTTTTTCTGCGCAAGTACATTGGACCCGCCTAATACATATAGCTGATAACAGAGAAGGCAGTGAAATATACGGCTCACCAAGAATGAAGCCGGTGTATAATAGATTATATGATATTTTAAAGATTTTAGGAGGCTCTGGTGAAATGTTTTGGAAAGGCGGCTTCCCCGGCATTTCATTAGAAACACACCCAGATTTTGCAAATGCTACTATTGATACAGACGCTATTAAAGAACAAATGGAAAGTTACATGAATGGTTTACAAAGGTATCTTGCAACACAAGGTATTACTGTTAAGCATCTTCCTAGTCAGGTGGCGTCTCCCAAAGAACATTTAGAAGCTAATATTAATCATATAGCTATGACTTTAGGCGTGCCTTTACGATTGTTTTTAGGTACTGAAGAAGCTAAATTAGCATCTTCACAAGATAAATATACATGGAACTCAAGATTATCACAAAGACAAACTACATATTTAACTCCTTATGTGATAAGACCTTTTATAGATAGGCTTATTAATTTTGGTGTGCTGCCCGCTACAAATAATTATGAAGTGCAATGGCCCGACCTTAATGTATTTACAGATAGAGAAAAAGCTGATGTTGCTAAGGTAATGACAGAATCTCTAAGCAGGTATGTTGCTGATGGTATTAGCAGTGTAATGCCTTAAAGCTATTAAAGCTGATTTAGAATCACAAGAAGGCACTGCAATAGGCCCGGCTTTTGAAGATGAAATAGAAGACCCTTCAGGGGATTCTAAGTCTTATAAACGTTCTATTAAAACTGTTCCTGAATTGGGTGATACTAAAATATCATGATAAAAAATCAAAGTAAAATAGACCCCACACGTATGTTAGATTTGCGCAGTACTGCGTCAACTAATATGCGCAATCATATAGTAACAATTAGAAAAAATATAAATAAATTTTTTGATTCTGATTTTTTAGTATTGACCAGAAATGAAATGTCTGCTGAAGATATTGAAGATTCTGACAGGTTTAAAAAATGGGTTGAACGTGTAATATACGGTATTTTACTAATAAGACCTTTTGAAAATATTCTAGCTTCTTATATAGAAAATGCATATAAAAGAGGGGTTCATCGTGCTTTGGTTGATTATAATCGTAAGATTCCTATAAATGTTGAGGAAGTACTCACAAAATTTGTTAACTCTTTGGCATTTAAACATAGTTTACGTATGTTGCAAAAAACTGCGTCGGAATATTTAATTAAATATGCAAATGATTTAGCTGCTGCGGTAAATACCACTTATTTTAATTCTACTATAGCCGGATTATCTAAAACACAAATACAAACGGCCATAAATGCGCAAATAACAAAATTTAAAGCACGTGCATTATCTATTATAAGAACTGAACTCACAAGAGCGTTTGCAGAAGCTCAATTAGATGCCTTAGAGCGTTTAGGTATGCAATATGTAGGTATTTTAGCAGAGTATGTCACTGCTGGAGATGATAGAGTAGAATTCGCACTTACTGCTAGAAATAGTAATGCGGCTAATGGTGCTGGATTTATGATTTCAACATTTGCTAGTTCATCAACCCCAGCAAACAACCGCACC